AATGTAATTTTTGCGCCCCAAGGCTCGCCGAATCTACGTGTGTTATATTCATCAAATTGATATTTAAAGTTCATTTTCTTGATCCTTTTAAGTTTAGTTGCTATTGCGTTGTTGTTAAAGTAATTATAACAGGTAGCGCGCAACTGTAAAGTAAATAATCACAAAAGGGGTGAATTTATGTGAAAGTCTTTGCGTCTTTTAGTATTTTACGCATTAGATCTCTCTCAATAGGATCGATCCGTGCGCTATCAGCATGATCTAGTTTCGTAAGCGTGTCCTCGCTCAATTTACGCACTTCAGACACCGCGTAGAGTACTACTTTGCGCACCCCGCTTATCAATGAGAGGCCTGAGGGTAGGTGGGTTAGTGTTTTCATTTTCTTGCCCGTAACGCTGTCGTGATATGCAAACATGCTATTTATTTTAGTCGCGATTACTGTTACTTTTTTGCCGTCGTGCTGTCGAACTAATTCCAGTTTTATTTTATCCTTTCCTTTGAGCTTATGCCCCAGTCGATCAAGCTCAAACTTTTTGATAAGCTCACCTAATGCCGTGGCCAAGCCTTCCTCTCCACCTGAGAGTAAGCTTTTTACTTGTTGTAACTGCGTGTCTGTAATCATTATCGTCACCCTTATGTTTGCGTTTGCTTGATGTTGTAGTAATTATAGCAGGTTGCGCGCTACTGTAAAGTAAATAATCACGAAATGGGAATTATTTATAAATAAAGGGATCCTCAATATCGGGGCATGGCATCCATGCAACCAAATCGGATCGTTCGAACATAAGGTTTACCCACCAGCCGTCTAACTCATGCCAATACGTTTCACAAAACCCAACTTCTGCCGCATATTTACTGTCAATCTTGTGCCTACCAAACCCAATTATCCGTGTCCCATCTTTCGGCGCTGTCTTAATGTCTTGTAATATACTACGTGGTATATGACCATCATCTCCGAACATAAGCTGCCCCTTAATCCGTTATCAATTTTAAAAACTCATTTAGATCAAATGTTTTCTTTGTCCAAACTTTGTCACAAAGTGACTTTTTTAGTTCTGTATAATTTACACACCCCACTTCGCAAACCACCTTGTGATTAAATAACATCAGCTCCCCGCCAAGATTTAAAAACAAAAAACAGTGGCCCCCCATTTTACCGTTACTTGATAACCATTCTTTCTGACCTGCTGTAAAATGAGGTACTTTTATAATACGTTTATTTAAATCATGGCAATTTAATATGTTCTGCACTTTTAGTTCGATCCAACCGTGACCACCAACACCGTCTACTTTATCTGACCAGCTAAATCTCAGGTCAGGGGTGGAGAGGCTCGCCTTATTTTCTACGCGCTCAAATTTAAACCCAACGGCACAGGTCAATTGCCCTCTTAACCACTGCCAAAGTTTCGCTTCAGGCCCCATCTCAGTTAAATGCCATTTCCCAAAGGGTTTTTTGACGCCCATCGGGATGGTAGTGATATGGGTTTTGTTTTGCGAATTCCAATTTCCATTTTTTAATAGCTCGTTTGCGTTCATCGACGGTTGCTCCGTTTGAAATATCGGGAGGTGGCACATGCACTAATTCCATTTTGACCTCGACAGGTTGTAAAAATTCAATGCATTTAGCGATGCGCTTTCCCGGCCACCAGACAGGGCAGCTTCGGTCTCGCTTAACGCATTTGCTACACAGATTCATCTTCTAGCAACTCGTTGTATTTTGTATCTAGTTCTTTGTAAGCATCTTCTAATGCAGAATTTTGGTTTTTCAAATCATCATTCTCCGTTTCTAATTTTTCATAGTCTTCCTTAGCATAGTCTTCCTTAGCCACCCGCACCATTTCCTCCCTGGCATCTTCAGAGTCCTGGAGCTCGTTTTTTATTTCTTCAAAGTCCCGTAGCCGCTCTAACAACACCTTTACCTCAGTACCAGGGTTGTCAACATAACATATCAGTTCATCATTAGTTAAATTTCTTAATTGCGCCGTATTCATTTTATGTCTCCTAAAATTGGTCTTCCCGCACTGCAACCAAAAGATTCGTACACATGTAAAGACTTACACATATACAATTCAAAATTTGTCATCCCTAATAGTTTTGGGAGCACTTTGCATTGACCACCTAATTGATCACTCTCATCAGGGCAAATTGATTTATGCCACTTCCCTCGCTCAAAGTATTTACAATTTCTGCATCGCATTCCTGCCCCCTAAAATTGGTATAACTCCTGTCATGACTTATCCCAACTATTAATTGACATTGGCTGTACTATTTCGGTACCTAATATCCCATACCCCATTTGCATGCCCTTAAGCCCCCAGGTCACGGATATAATTTTAACAAGTAGCTGATTACGGTACTTTGGTTTGTCAGATAGCACATCCAACTTAATTAATCTGATTTCCTCCCCAACCATATATTGTTTATCAAATCCCGTGAATATAAAGTTCTTCTCCCTAGATTTTAATCTGTCAAACTCAAATTCATATATTATCAACTCATGCCTTTTAGTCATAAAACCCCCTAGATTTCTTTTTCCATTCCTGCCCAACAATTAATTTTTTCCTTCTTCGCTCATCTAAAAGGTCTTTCAACCATGTCCCCACAAAGAAAAACCCAAGTACAAAAACCCCAATATAAAACCCAAAAACCAATGCTTCATTCATTTCATCATCCTCATTTCACCATCAATCTCCGGCCCCACTGTCCAGATATCGATATCTAGATTAGTGTACTTGATAACGGCTTGGAGCCTTAGCAAATATCTAACGTCGGAGGGCTTTTTGTAAATCAGTACTATGCCGGGCTTCCTGCCGGTAAGCATTGAGTACTCTAGTGATTGAGTAAATGCCTCCCGGTATTTCTTTGCCCAATCATATTCAATGGCATGTGTGCTGGTTAAGCAATCCACCCGCATACGGTTTTTTAATGTGACTTCCCTTTGCGAATCTATCGGGCAATGCACCGCTTGGTAATGTTTTTCGTGGTATTTGCTTTTTGATTCTACGGATTCGCACGCGGTTAGTATAAATGCAATTAAGATTAGCTGTATTAAGTTTAAATGTATCATGTTTTTCTACCCCTTTATTTCTGTCACTTTCTTTATCTTGTTTTTTAATTCTACGTTCTATTTTAGCTAACTCTACTTCGTTACTATCTATTATTGATTTCCATTCTTTTGACATCTGTTTTAAAATAATTTTACATTCATCTGGCAAGAATCCCTTTGTCATGTTTTTCCCCAATTAAAAGAATATATTGTCACTAGGAATCTGAAACTATACCCTCACAGCATTCACATACATTTTCTAACTCAAAGTGTTCTGCGTCGCAATCAATACAGATCCCAGTAACGCCGTCTTTGAAAATAGGATTCCGGAATACCTCTTTTACTCTCGAAATAATTTCCTCCTTTGTACCACCAATAGCCCCAGTACAAAACCAATCGGGGGCTAGTCCTTCATCAGATCCTTCAAAATAAACATCGGCTTGCCAAAACCCCTTTTCATGGGGGGAAACAATACACTCCAAATTACTGTCCATATTAATAATCCATGTAAAAAACTAAAAAATTAAATGCTTCATGTTTTTATCAATCATTACATTCACGGGTAGTTATTAAATTTTCGTATACGTTCTATTTGTTCTTTGAGCTCTTTAATTTCTTCAACCATATCTTGATTTAAGTCCTTGATAATATCGTCTCTGTATTCTTTTAACATAGATTGTCTTATCTTCTTAAAATCATAATCTCCGTGTTCCCCCTCCCTGTTGCTATAATTCGTCAAACCATCCATCAACTCATCTTTCATATTTGTCCACGCGTCAGATTCGATATAACGAGAGATATTGACATAAAGACTACCTATTGCATCATTAGCGCACTCAATTAACTCTTTTTTGAAAGAGTTAATCAGCACCTGTGCGTCTATCTCGCCAGCTTCTGTTAATGTCGGAAATAACGGATATTCTTTACTCATCTTGCACCTCTTTATTGTCTCTAATTAGTTTAGTTCTTTCGTATATCAATTTTTAAAACGGTATATCTTCATCAAAATCGGCAGTTCGCTCTACTTTCTCCCCCGACCCATTTGGCTTGGTAGACTCTGGTAACTCAGTAGCAGCTGCCACCTCCTCGTATTCCACGGGATTGCCCAGTGATAGGGATAAAAATTTCTTTCCGTCTTTACTTGTTTTAACCCAAGCCGATAGCCAACGCTCCTTACCATCGATATCTATCTTGCCAGTATAGTCTGGGTGATTATCCTTTGATTTACGCCCGTTAATAAATAAAACGCCTCTGTTGGTGTTATCGTATTGTTGTGGCATGGTTATCCTCCTTTGTTTTCCGAAAACGAAATCGTTACATCTTCTCCAAGGGCTAAACTTAAAGATTTTTCTAGATGTTCCCTTGCTGCCCGATTCAAATCTACAAGATCCTTTAAAAGTCCTTTCACAAGATAAGATAAAACATATACTTGTGGATTTGAGCAATCTACATAATCTAGTAGCTCCGGTACCATCATTTTGGCCATTTTTGCTTTTTCTAATTCTTCTATCATTATATAATCCTTATTTATCGGGGAAACTAATCGTTACATCTTCTTCAAGGGCTAAACTTAAAGACTTTTCTAGCTGTTCCTTTGATGCCAGATACAACTTTTCAAGATCTTTTACTAGCCCTTTCACAAGATATGATAAAACATATACTTGTGGATTTGAGCAATCTACATAATCTAGTAGCTCAGGTATCTTCATTTTGGCCATTTTTGCTTTTTCTACTTCAGCTATTTTTGCTTTTTGTAATTCAGACATTCCTTTTTCATCCATACATTACCCCGTAGTTTCAAATTTAACACAAGCCCTGAAATCCTCGCTTGGCGTTATAGTTATATTAATAGCTTTAAAGAGCAATATTATAACTGCCACTAAAGCTATACCCTTGCAAATGATCCAGAAATACCAACAACTTATCTTAATCCACTTCGAAATATAATCCTCAACCATCACATCTTACTCCTTGGTAACATTATCCGTTGCCTCTTTAACATCTTTGACCATCTCTTCCGCAACCTCTGCCACTGGCTTTGTTACAGCATGCGTTAAATCAAGAGCAATCTCGACGGGTGCCGCTACCACTTTTGCAACATCTGTTACTATTCCAAATAAACTTTTAAACATAATAATTTACTCCGTAAGTTTCTTTGCACTGTGAGTGGTTCCGATATCTATTTCCACATCCAAACTGATCTCATAAAGTTTCCCTTCGACATATATTCGTCTTGATATCGGTGTTTCATTCCAGTTAGCTATTTTGGTTGCTAACTCTTTTTCAAACGCAATATTTGCATATTGATTGGCCGCAAAATAAGTTGTTGCTGCATAGACATAAAAACATTGTCCCTTATCAATTATTTCAACTCTTTTGCACGGGCACTCCACTATAAGTTTATCATTACCACATTTATAACATTTATACTCCTTTGACATACCTTACTCCTTAGTCACTATCTCAGCTTCAGTGGCTGCCCACCAATGCTCGCTCGGTTTACTAAAATCAATGGATATTGGCACCCTTAATTGAGGCCAATCCCAGGCTAAGCGCTTTAGATCCTTTAGTATCTTTAGTGATCGCGCTGGATCAGGATCTAAACTAAAACTAGTTTCATCGTGGATATTTAATAACATTCTGCAATCGGGGGCTTCAGATTTAAAATATTCGCCGAACCTTATTATCAGCTCTTTATTTACATCAGCTGCTGAGCCTTGAAAAATAAGTGATGCGGCCTTTCGGCAATTATACGCGCCAGGAAATCGGATATGTCTGCCCAAAAGTGTCCTGACATACCCCCGGGTCCTGGCAATTGATTTGGCTTTGGCAGTAATCTCCCGGACCCCTGGGATCATCTGATGATAGTTTTCAACGATTTCCTCAATTTCTGGCCCGGCTTTTTGAAATCTAATTGTCTTACCTCGCTCATCTTTAAACTCATCCCATTCCCAAGGCAATCCAAACATATCCGCCAGGTGCCCATGGCCAATAGAAAATACCATCGACAAATTAACTTGCTTAGCATTTGCCATTGATCCGCCTAATGCAAACGCATCTTTTGGGGATCTGGGTAAGCCGGTTAAGTCCGCCACTTTTTGGTGAAAATCTAGGTATGGATCATCTTTATATCCTGCAATTACAGAGGGCACATTTGCATAATGCACAAACATTCTAAAATCTATTTGGTCTAAATCCCCGTAACTCCAAAGCTGGCCCGGGTCGGGTAAAAAGCAGGGGCGGCATATGCTAGCAATCTCTTTGTTACGGGCTGGAATTGTTTGCAGGGCGGGATCGGTGTAAGAAAATCTACCTGATATAGTACCTTCAACCGCGCCATCCTTATCGCTTTTTGTTTGATTAATGTTTGGGTGTACGTAGCTAGTGCCATCCTCCCGGATCCTAGCGAAGCCTAATATTTGATTTTGTAAAAAAGCATTTTTACATTTTGCTAACTGCCTTCCCCTGATAATTAATTCTGCTGCAGGGTGCTTCATTTTTTTAAGGGCAGTTGCATCAATACAAGCCTTACCCGTTCCGGTTTGCTCTAGCGGGGTACCATCGATAGCAATCCAAACCCCTTCTTTATTTCTCTTTGGATTAAATAATTTATGTATACTACCACTGGGATTCATGTTGACGTCAAAGCCCGCAACCTTATTTAATTCGCCCTGGATGTATTTCACCCTACCCTCTAATCGCACTATTGCCATTTCGGCTTCAGCTACATCTATCCTGATACCTCTGTGCTCCATGTCATAAATGTGCGGGAAAAGGCGGCGCTCAAAATCACAAATACCTCGGAGCTCTTGCTTTTCAATTTCTTCCTCTTGCCACTGCCAGAGTTTCAATGCCACCATGGAATCGCCCTTTGCATAATGTGCCACTAGATCAACCGGCGCGCGGTGTAGGTTTGGCATTTGTGCTGCACGGGTTGGTTTACCGCCAAATAGAGCAGATAATTTTTCGTATATGTCGTCCACCTTTCGGACATCTAAATACTCTTTTGCCACACTGTCTAAGTTATAGCTCATAAGATGCTCATTGATTAGCGCCGAACGGATCATAGTGCAATCGACTTTGTAAGGGTCCATCTTAACACCGGCCTCTCTTAACATGTGCAGATCAAATTTAATGTTGTGGTTAACTATCAACGGGCAATCGGATTTTTTTAGCTGGTCATTTAACCAATTTATCGTCTGAGGGTGTTGTCTTATATCCCAGTAGTAATCCTTGCCGTCTGGCGTTGAGCAAGAGATACCAAACACCTTGTCCTGCCACCATTTCAGACCGGTGGTCTCGGTGTCTATTGCTACAACGTAAAAGTTAGATAGGTTGGGGTAATACATTATTTCTCCTATTTTGTATTAGCTGGTATCTCGCCATCCAGGAGTTCTTTGCCCACTTGTTTAGCAAGTTGGTAGTCCTCTGCACACATTGTCTTGGCTCTGCTCCACTTTTCCTGTTCCAACATTCGAGCAAACGTTTCGGGGTTTTCTGTTGCAAATTCCCTTAGTTGCCTTTTAGCATCTTGTTGTCACTGAACCGTGCTTCCATTGCAGGTGGTGGGCGTACGTTAATTAATTTATGCCAACACGCCTCACCGCAAACACAAGGTAGAACCGGTCTACCTTGGCAACCGCAATCAAATTCATTACAGCAAATCTTATATTCAAAGCCTTCAACAAAATCCCCGCATTGCTCGCAGTGTTCACCCTTATTCATCACAACACCCCCAGGGCATTTGGCCCATATAAAATATCTAATTGTTTTTTAGCCCTGGTGATCCCCACATAAAAGGTTCTATACTCGGAATCTGGATTACTAATCATTGATTCACAAGATCTCTGTGACATACCATTGATTAAAACTACCCTGTTGGCCTCTCTACCTTTGGACCCATGTATTGTCGATAAGTGTATAGTGGACTTAACTCGCAGGCTACCGTGCTTAAGTATGATTTGGTTAAAATAATAAAGTTCTTTTTTTGTTGCATTGACCACTTGCCACCAGGGGTAATCTTTTATTGACTCAAAATTTCCGGTTTCTATTTTTAAACCAATTTGGGGTTTAACGTTTCTTATTAATTTATTTATTTTAGATTTTTCAAGCAGCATTTCCCCGCATCCTTTATAATTCTGCATGCCTATATTCCAATCCATAATTGCACGGGACAATTGCGACTGTAATAATCCAGGTTTTCCGGAATCTGTCACGTAGGGCAAACATAACTCAATTAACCTAGCTTCAATATCTTCTCTAAGGGAGTGATTACGATATAAAATTAAAGTGTCTTCAGTGGGCTCAAAGGTAAGCGAGTTAGCATCTGTAAAATATCTTATCTCACCTTCCTCATCCCGGGGGTGGTAAGCCTTATCTACTCTATCTGATACATTGCCAATAACCTTTTGTGATAAACGATGTATACTTTTTGGTATGCGATATGATTTGTCTAGTACTGTGCGTTGGGCATCCCATTCTTTTTCAAATTTTGACATGCCCTGTGGGTCAGCACCGCCCCAGACATAGATTGCTTGGTCATCGTCACCAGCTACGTGGACTTCGGGTATTGCAATACACCAGTGATAAATTAATCGCCATTGTAAAGGGGATAGGTCTTGGGCTTCATCGATAAATAAAACGTCTACTTCCGGGGATTTGGCTTCTTTGCTCGCCAACTTTATCATATCGTTGTAATCGATATAGCCGTTTTCCTTTTTAAAATCATCCATGCCAAAACAAAAAGCTTGGAACCCGCTGGCCGTACCTGGTCTATTCGAATCTGAATAAGTACCTGCATAAAAGTTGCCTTTTTTTCGAGCCCCATGCAACTGATACAGTGCTAAGTATTCATCCCCTTCACAGAGATAATCGGCATCATCTGGATTTGCAGCAGATATTTCAAAGCCTGAAATTTTAGAAAATTCTTTAAGTTTTGATCGGTCGATCACTTGGTCTTTTGTACATCCCGCAAGTTTAAAAGCTAACGAGTGTATGGTACTGCAAACACCAAAGTCATTAGCAACACCAACCCTGTTAGCTAGCTCTCTAGCTGCAGCTTTAGTAAATGACACAAAGCCAATGCGCTCAGGGGGTATACCTTCATCGAGGCTAGTACGCATCCTTGACACGAGCTCTGTTGTTTTGCCGGTGCCAGGTGGTCCGTAAATTACGTTGTAATCCATAGCTCTAATCTCTTGTAAAAATGACCCCCGTAAGGGGGTCAAGGGGGCGGTAATCGTTATCTTAACTCTCGGGGCCGCTTGGAAAAGCGCCGCCTAATCTTTCATCACTTTTTACAAACTCAACTGCTTTAACCCCAACTAATTTCCAACGCATAGAGTTTAACCACAGCCAATCTGGTAATTTACTGTCTCTGGCCTCTGGAGCCACTCCGTATTGCAACTCTCCATCATAGTATCGAGCCTTAACCATCACTATACCTTCGATACCAGTTACTATATCTTTTAGTTTGTCGCCATAATCAAATCTAAAAGCTGCCGTTTTAGTTTGTATTATCGCAAAATAAACTTCTTTCTGTGAAAGTAATTCAAACCGGTTTGAATCCAACCACTGCCAAGCTGGTGCCTTCCCATCATGTAATGGCGGGGCAATAGCATAATGTATGCACCCCGTTGAGTATTCACAAGCCACCATCACTATACCTTCCAAGCCCGTGACTTTATCCCTTAGCTTATCCCCGCAGTTGTATTCAAATGTTACTGTGTTTTCGCTCATGTTATTACTCCGTTGTTTAAAAATGACCCCCTTACGGGGGTCTAGGGGGACGGTAATTGTTTAAAACTCTTTTGCGGTTGTTACTTCTTCGGCTTCATTCACACTGCGGTCTAATGTGGCGGCCCCGCACTCGATAGATGTATATAACATCTCAGCAACTTCTAATAGTTCGGATTCGTCTGCGGATATTTCCGCGAGGTTTGAAATTTTAAAGTTGTAATATTCATCACCTTTTTTATTCGTTTCCAAAACCACCTCAAGTGTATATTTTCGGCTGAATCTATCGCCCCCATTTAATCGTATTAGACTATTCCAATTTTTGGAAATTTTCCTTTTAGTTTTTGACATTGGTATCACTGCTTCTTCTAGCGCGCCATTAGCCTTCACTAAAACACAAAGTTGCTGCGGGGTTTCTGTTGCCTCTACCATATCGGGTCGATCTAATGTATCTTTTTCAAATTCCGCATTTATTAAAGTTGGAAACGCGCCATGAAATCCGCCACCGCCGTCATCTCGATCCCTCCAAAGTAAATATTCTTTTTTAAATTTAACCGGTACCACGGTTATTGATATACCATATATTTCACGGGTGACATTATTATACATCTGCCCTTCTTCTATGCCTTTAATAAATGCCGAATTACTTTTCTTTTTGCAATCTGACATGGCTTGGCATATTTCCAGTCTGGGAATCACCATATCTTCTAAGCCCACATCCTCAGAGCCCCTGCAAGTTTCCATTTTAGCTAATGTCACCGGCATTTTATTCTCTGTTTTAGTTTCTACTATTTGCTTACCCATTTTATTTCTCCAATATTAATTTTCAGTTTGTGCTGTTACGACAGCTACCCGGATTTTTTTAGTGAGTGGAATCTACCACTCTTTGTTCTTTTAAACATTCGTCCAATTCTTTATCAAAAAACCATCTTCTATCACATCTACTAAACAATTTTCTACCGTACCGCTCATATTAAACCCCCTTAACTCTTAGTAATCGAAGCCCTTGTAAATGGAGACACCTTAAACAAGCCCTCTGGCAACGGGTCGTTGTCCCGTATCTTTACCTTTGCCAAAGCCTTTAAACTTTGTGCATTGACGGTCTCTTTAATTAAATCGTGACCTTGGTCCGATAGCCACTGAAAAGCGGCATTCTTATTCTCTGTGGGGATTGTGGCATGTACATCTGCAGTTAGTTTTATACGTCCAACATCTATGATAGACAAACCACCCTCGTATCCTTCAGCATCCATTTTCTCTGGTAGTACATTGATTCGTAGGTGGTCAAATATTTTATATAAAACAGCTTTTATATCTTTGGCCCGTTGATCCAACTCTTGCACTTGCTTTTGCAAGATTGCAATTTCTTTAATTGAGCAATGTTCTAATCCCCTAGAAAAATTTTCAACATTTAAATAATCACAACGATCTTGGGCATCAAATAGCGAATCACTTACATCCACTAGCAATCCTACTCTTTCTTGTTGGTCCATTTATACCCTCCTTAATCTCTGATCTCTAAAAACTAAATGTCTTTAATACCTATCTCAAAAGCTATTTTGTCATACTGTTTATTATAACCATTCCACTTTAAAAGATTTATTGTTCCATCCAAATGTCTAATCGCAATTAAATAATATGCAAAGCACATAATGATTGGTGATCCCGACAATAATAAATAATCTTCTTTTAAATTAAACACTGCTAGCTTTTCTGAAACTACTTTTCGGGTTTGTTTATTGTGTAAACTGTTAGGACTGGCGCTGTATTCCCTAGCAGTTAAAAAAACTATCTCTCCAAAACGTTCAGCATCAGAATAATTTAATTTTAAATTTTCTTGCGTTACAAATACGGTCATAATATCTCTCATCTCTAATTCAGATTAATTATAATATATTTTCTAGAAATTGGCAATTGTTTTTACCGTTTTTTTGCTAAAGAATTTCTAACAAAATCAGCCATATTTTGTTTGTTATTTATTGCTGTCTTAATATCATTATCAATGGTATTTTCCGCTAAAATATCTATGTATAAAACCTTATTCGTTTGGCCAATTCTGTGGTTTCTATCCTCAGATTGTTTACGATGTACGTAATTAAAATTGTTACTCATATAAATTGATAAGCTGGCAACATTTAAAGTTAATCCAACACCGCCCGTTGCTTGATTTGAAACAAAGAATCTTTTTTCTTTTGTCTTAAAAGCTTTTTCATTAATATCTCTACTCTCACTTGACACGCCGCCGTGATATTCCGCAACACATCCGATGCCATATTTAGTTTCCAAAGCCTCTACTATATTTGCAATTTCTTTTCTAAACCTGGACCAAATTATCACTGGCTTATCTTTATGCTCGTCTAATATTGCCAATAACTCTTTTATTTTAGGGTTTGTAACGCCCTTAACTATCTCAACTAACCTACGTTCCTTTTGACCCTCCTGTGTATAAGTTACAAAACCGCTTACTATCTGTTGCAGTGCTAGATGCATCACTAGTATATTATCTGCTACAAGTTTTTCATTCGACCCATCAGGATTTAGTACCGGTAAATCAGCCATTCGATCTTTTTTAATTTTTACATAAATATCTTTCTGCTCTTTCGTCAATTGCACTTTTCTCAAAGAGTATACTTTATCTGGTAAGTCTGGCAGGGCCTCTTTTTTAGTGCATTGAAACACCCAGGGCCTGATTAAATCCATCAGCTCTGGTATATTGTCATACCCTGTAATCTGTTTTCCTTCAAAGCCACCCATCACTGCATAACGATTTCGAAAGCTATAATAATCACCAATGCCAATTATATCCGGGTTCAAAAACTCAAACTGCATGTATAGGTCCATGATGGAGTTTGACACCTCTGTGCCAGTTGCTATCATGCGTTTCTTTGCTAGCAGCCCCAGGGACACTGCATTACGGGATCGGTTTTTATCATGATTTTTAATTTGATGCGCTTCGTCAATGACCATCATCGGGTTGTGACAGAGCATAAATTTCTCTACCAAATCCCAGGCTTTACCGGTGGGTCTTTTAGTTCTCTTGTCGATTCTTGATATCGATTCCGTGCCCACAATAAACACTTTTAACTTAGTTTGATCCCTGTGATAAATAAATTTATCTATCTCCCTTTCTTGTTTCTTAGTTTTTGGATTGCAAACTATAATGTCGTAATCTATCGGTGCATGTTCTTCAAATTGCTCAACCCAGTTAGATCTGATAGACACCTGACACAGAATAACCAATGCATTGATAGTATGCGCTTTAAAATAGGCGCATGCAGTATCTATAATCACCTTTGATTTGCCGGTACCCATCTCCATATACAACGCAAATTGGTCGAGGTCGTAAGCCTCGTGCAGTGCCGTCGTCTGGTGACTATACGGATCAGACCCAATCTTAAATTTGTAATCTTTTGGAAACCCCTGCTTGTTAACCATGCTAATATTGTTTTTTATGTTTAATATTACTTCAGCACATCCTGGCCCTAAGTTTATTACCCCTGCATCATTTAATTTAGTTATCTGCTCAGCATTACGAGATAGTGCCGGAGCTACCCATAGATCTTTCTTTTTGTAATATCTCCGATTTGGTAAACTCCGTACTGCAGTATTTAATTCAAACGAAATTGGACATGCAAGATGGAATTTATTTGTTTTTGGTATGTAAGTTACTTCGATTTTAGAAGTCATTGGGTATCTCCACTTTGGGAATGTCAATATTATTAACCTCTGTCAGTAACACATACCAAACCTCAATTGATTGTTTGTTATTTATGTATAACCTTGTATGTTGTACCCCAGTATTACGCATCACCACCCAAAGATTTGCACCTTTGATATCTGAGCATTTACTCTTTTGCAAAAATTCAACAAAATCTTCACCGCGAAAATAAACCACCTTCCCGTTTATCTCGTCTTCTTTTCGATACTGTACAACCGGAGCTCCCCGAGTCAGTGCCTCCCTGTCTTTTATCTGCAACCCATCTGTTTCTAGATCTGCTTTTTGTAAAAAAGTATTTAACTTAGCTCTCAGTATGCCAGATGTTGATGCAGTGTCTGGGGCCTCTATCACAGTTGCTGTATCCATCAGTGGGTAAAGTATTACTTGCCACTGTGTGTTCTTCATAGGGGCCACCAACTTTGTCAACCGGTCTGCAATAGCTTCTCTAACTTTCCGATAATCTAATAGCTCAACTGAGGTTAGTGTGATATCCATTTCATCGACTTCTAGTAACCACTTGACTGGGTCCGTTGTTATCTTTCTTAAGTTCCTAAATTTAGGGGGCTTACCCAGGGTCATCTCATTATTTTCATCCTCGGAGATTCCATATTTACGTGTCACGCAAACTTTGCTGTTACAGAGGCTCTTGCATGGTTCCTCGCTGCACTTGTATCTGTATGTCCTCCTAGCAACACTGTTGATAGTTTTTTCTGCTTCCGAATGTAAGATTGGAGAATCAAAAACCTTTGAATTTAAATCATATGCTTTGCCTTTCCAGGTTTCCGGAAACGCTTGTTTTACATAAACACTTAAATTAAACAATGCTATGTTTCTTTGGCCCTCTTGCACACCTTGGCTTATCATTTTTTGTATGCAAGGGGGTGCTCCGTTATGTTGAGTATCTGATTTCTCAACTAAAATTGACCCTGTCACTTTCCTAGATTCTGCGAGATCTAGGAAATAATCTAAGGGTATCTGCTTACCACCCTCTACTGAGTATCTTTTTGTGTTTTCAACATTAAAATAGCATAAATTTAACCAAGTGCCTCGTGACCTACTGCCATCCTCTTCGAGAACTAGTTGACCTTGCTTTGGGAAAATCTCACACCCCCCATGACCAAGTAGCTCCGCCCATTTAGATAAGGCCGTACGGACTAAGGGTGCTTTTAATGGCTCCGCACCAAACAAATATAAATGAGCCCCTCCAGAATTAGTGCGACAAACAGACAGAGGTAAATCATTTTCCCGTACTTTCTTTTCTAGCGCCACCAAATCAATATCCGGCAAATCCCCATGCGCATCAATATCAATAGCTCCAAAGTAACAAGTGCCATCGTCCATAATAGGCACAATTCCAACACCCATCTCACCACTCAAATGTTTTATAAACTCTTGTTCTCCCGGGACAATGTCGGATTTTGTAAACCTTCTGTCTGTTGGGGTACATTGTCCGTACGATCTCTCATTGCCCCTAAACAAAGACATAAATCTATTTGTTATTTCATTACTCATGTACCTACCTCAAATCAAAATATCTCTAAACTCTGGTGTTAACTTTACATCTGTTTTTTAACCAGCGCTCCCCCTGTTATCTTTCTAGATTCCGCCAGATCAACAAAATAATCTAAGGGTATCTGCTTACCACCCTCTACTGAGTACCGTTTTGTTTTCTCGGTATCGAAATAGCACAAGTTTATCCAATTTCCAAATGCCCTAGTACCATCGTTACTAGTAAATAACGTACGTTGCGTTGGGAAAATCTCGCAGCCGCCGTACCCAAGTACCTGAGCCCACTTAGATAATGCTGTACGGACTAGCGATGCTTTCAGTGGTTCAGCACAAAATAAATATAAGTGAGCACCTCCGGATTTAGATCGACAAACAGATAGCGGTAAATCATTTTCTCTTACCCGTTTTTCTAAATCTGATAAATCAATGTCGGGTAAATCCCCGTGAGCATCAATATCGATAGCGCCAAAATAACACATGTCATCATCCATCACCGGCACGACACCAATACCTTGTTTGCCAGTCAGGTGTAATTCAAAATCGGATACTGTTGGTACCTGGTCCTTTACAGTTTCCATTTTATTATTAAGGTAATATCTACCGTATGATCTCTCATTGCCCCGAAACAAAGACATAAATCTTTTTGTTATCTCACTCATGCACCTACCTCAAATCAAAATATCTCTAAACTCTGGGGTTAACTCTACATCCGTTTTTTAAAAACGTCAAATATTTTTTGAAAAAATATTAAAATTTACAACGCTATATATAAAGGAATAATTATTGTGTGTAGTGCAAAAGAAAAAACTTAGAAAATGATGGAATGAAGGAATAAGTATAGGAGAGGTAATAGATACGGTAGTTTAGACATTCGGGGATGGTGGAATAACAGTGGGATACTAATGGAATAAACACATTGCATAGGTCTCTGAATATTTTTTGTAACGTAACTAAAAAATATTTCCTTTATATATAGAAAATAATTTAATTAAAAAACTGAAGTTGTGTTTACTTTTATTGAGGTAAGTTTTACTTTTTTAGAAGTGTGTTTTGAATATGTTATATTGGTGATAGGGCTTACGTGCCTAATGCAATCTTCCCCATTTTTTCGATTGCTTGTACCATTATTTTTAGGTGACTTAGCTGGATGGTATTTTGTCGCTCGATTAGTGTCCATGCTACTACTGCCAACGGTGCTGAAATAGTCAGTGCTAATTGCCATATTTTGTTTGCAGAAAAAGACACTACCGCAACCTTGGCTTCTAAGTCCGGCAATATTTCCGTACCTATCGACACCAACCGGGTATTAGTGTCGTTAAGTGTTTTAGTGATACCATCTATCCTTCCGTTAACTGCGTTAAATCTTTCCTCATTGACGCTACTTTGGATAGCGATCTTGTTAACTGCTTTGGCCATATTACCAACTTCCAGAGCCAGGGTTTCCATCGTCTTTGATAGGCTCTGATTTTCCGCGCGCACTATTTCTTGCACGTGCTCTCTCGTAAGTTCGCTCATACAATCCCCTTAGTGTGAGCTTTAGTACCGCCCAGAGGCAGATCACGGCTAATATCCAGCCACAAATCATTGCAATGTCCATTAGCAGTGCATCCAAGTTGTACTAAAAAGATAGTAGCCATGATATACGCATAACTGTTATAAATTACCGTTTGATTTGAGGGAAATTCCCCTATTGAAAATATACATAATACTATCATGCAAGCGTAACCAATCATCACACCGGGTGATTTAGACAATGCACAGAAAGCAAGTAAATAAATACATAAGAAAGGGTACCACATCGCACCTAAAAAGGCAGTAAGACCCAAACTAGCCGCACCGGTGCTACCAAAAAACATCATGCAGAGCAATACCGCCTCTCTGCGCTTAGTAAATATCGACAATCCCAATGCTGCACTTATTAGTATTATGTCTAATTCGATCATTATTTAGGCCTTCCTCTTGGTTTTCGGATTTTAGGTTTTTTTGGTGGTTGTTGTGTGCTCATATTATTTATTCCTCGCATATTCAATATGCGGGAGATCGTGAAAGTTCTGGTCTAACATATTTCCATCGCTATTCCAATCCCCGCCCCATGTTAGACTATGCCCTTTGGCAAAGCCAATACCTAAAATTACACCTGCCATGTGACTAAATGCCTTAAACACATACTCACGGACCCTGCCCTGTGATTCTTTTATGGATTCACCTTGCATTATTACCTTTTCAGCAATGCTTATGATTTGCTCAGGGGATCCGGACAAGGCACCCCACTTAGTATATGGCCACACGTCGACTGCATCAGACCAGGGCCGGGCTGCCGTGATGTTGTGCTTGGAATTTGGCCACACGAGGGTTGAGGTACCATCTACCACGGCTTGGTTTTGTGTTTGCTTATCCCTTGCGCCGCAGATCGCCGAGAAATCTATCTTTTGGATAGCAAGATACAATGTCTCTTGCAATGGTAGACAACAAGTAGCTACATTAACAAATGAGGCCTGACCGAAAGATGGCATTATGGTCCCATAAATCCTTTTAGTCGGATTTCCACTTGTGCCGTGGCAGTATTTGCGTTTTCCCACCGGATATCAAATCTAAAAGATGGGTCTAACGGCAATAAAACTTGGGTGTGAGTACTGTAGGTGCCAATTTTATCATCCGTAGGTGCCCGGAGCTCGGCAATTTCGGTGGAATCGTCATTGGTTGCGGAGCTTCCTGTTTGTCGCACAAATGCCCTGAGCTCGCTGTTTGTATCAATAGCTGATGCGGTAAAATCCAAATCTATTTGCACAATTGCTATAGTTGCGCCCGCTGGTAAATCATCAAGTGCAGTCCAAAGATTTGATGCACCCGCTCCGGTTGGGCCAACGGATTCCCAAGAATTTACGGTAACTTCGGTAGACACAACGAAAGCAGTACTATTGGCCCCGTCTACATGTAAATATGTTTTAATAGCAGACACATAATTTGACACTGTGGTGGTTGAGGGGATGGGAACAATTTCGTAATTGTCTGCACCAAGTCGATATTTTAAAAGTATTCTTTGCCCCGCTGTTAATTCTCCTCCATTACTTGTATTAACTATGTTTTTAACCCCCAAAGTTTCTTGATTGACAGTCGATGATGTCGTATTTGTAGTACCGACTATAAATTCCGCTGTCATCCCATCAACTAATCGAGGTGGGGATTGCTTACTGCCGATAGAGGTTAAAACATATGCATTTGCCCCCCCGCTATCGGTGTAAAAATTACCGTTTGACACATACTCAGCGACGCCCTTACCTGCTTGATTTAAATCGGCATTAGTTAACGATTGCCCAGTCGCCTCAATAATATTTTGCAATTCGCTAGCCGGTTGATTCCAATCTACTGCTAATAAAGTACCACCAGTGATTTTGTCATTCAAGTCTTCCATCTTAAAAACCTCTATATTTGTCTAAAAATTACATTGCAGTTTGCTGGCTTTAATTTGCTAAACAAACATTCTAAAATCCCAGTTTCGGCCGACCCAAAAATGAACGGAAAAGTATACGGGAACGTTTCGGCAATCGGAGTTGTGAAAATAACAACAATAGTAAACCTGGCATCCTTAATCGTGTTAAACATTGGGACTGGGAAAGTAAGCGGAAATGTAATGCTCTCAATCCCAGTTTGTATGTCAATAGCCACCCCAAACAAGGCGGCTAAATCAATAAAGTCCTGTTGCGTTTGTATGCCAGAAGACGCTAACTTAACTAAAACATCCCGACGCCTTTCATCTAAAGTTCCGGTTCCGGAAAAACAACTGTCTGGAATTCCTACCGCAGATTCCCACTCACTAATAAACTTAACCGTTTCATCTGGTAAGATTTGTTCACAGTATTCTTTGAGCAAACCGTTAGCTCTAAAGTGCTCTCCCGCTAAGCCCTTTAGTAAATTTCTAAAGGTACTATCATTTACGCCTTTTGACGCAAACAAACAATCGCCAGGTAGGTAACGCGCTAATCTATCGGTAAATTGATCGATGTCTCTTGTAGTAATCTCAGCCATTAGCTAAACACCGCATTTCCACGGGTTCCAATTTCCCCCGAATTAATTGTAATATCTCCGGACGGTGCACTAAGCTCAAAGCTCTTAACCACGTCCCCAGTTTCGGTATCTACTGTATTAAATATTGCCGCACGGTAGGAATCCTCGTCAATATCAGTACCGATAAAAGTACTCTCTGCATAAAACACATCTAAGCTGGCAATGACCGCAGTTTGCATTGTTGGAGTATTTGGATCTAAAGCAGTAAATGTGTAATCCGTGGCCACTGCGGTAGGTGCTAGCACCGATAAATCTAAATTCCCGTCCGTATTAGCCGGGTTTATTTCCAAGATTTTATTTTTAACCGTAGTGACTTCTGAGCCGGATGGTATAGGGTTGTCATCATTGTCTCTCATAAAAAATACGCGCAAAGTACCTAGTGCTATCGACACACTGGATGTAATGGTGCCTGTCGCAGGGGTGGACGGTGTACCTGTCACCAAGTAGTGAAAAATAGTGGGGCTTTGAACCAAAATTGCCCCTTCAGTTACATTATATTCTGACTCACCAGCACCTAAGATTGTCACTAGTTGACCACTACTAAAATCCTGCGCAACTGTTAGGGTGACGGTGGCAATATTGTTTGATCGGGTGATTGAAGTAACCGCTGCAGTGCCAATATTTGTACCTGCTTCTTCAACAAAAACCCGCGTAACTCCGGCCACTTCTTTTGCTTTTGCTGTAATGTCAGATACATTAAAATGAGCCACCGGATTTTGAATTCTATCGAGCATTCTGTCTTCTAAACTAGCATCTGTTTCCTGATCCGTACCGCCTCCAATGTCTCCAAAATCAACGGTAAAAGTATCATCTACGCCAGATATTGGGCTTTGTAAACCAAGCTCCGTGCCGGTATCTAAGTTTAATGATGTCACGCCATCCGCAGCAAATGCGCCAAAAGTATCGGACTGAATAGGCACACTGGCAGACGTAAACGCCGCCAAAATAGTACCTGTTGCCGGTGTTGAGGGTGAGCCAGATACTTGATATTGGAATGTATTTAAGCCTGTGACAGTAATAGCTACAGCCGATAAATTGTAATCAGTTTCAACGGCCTCGGAGATTGTGACAGGTACATTGTTAGCTAGATTATGATTGCTTGCAGTGGTCGCTGTTGCGGTTGTTCCGGAGCGTACAATGCCCGTCACACTAATAGATTGCGCGGAAATAGTTGCTGAACCGGTTGACGTATAAGTGTTGCCGGATATTATCAAGGTTGTACCGCTAGGGATAACAGTTGTCGCCGTTCCGGTCGCTGCACAGTTGCCATTGGCTTGGGTTGCGGACAATCTTTGTATGCCAAAAATAGCGGCCCATCGCTCCAAAAAAACGCCCGTGGCCGTGTCCGGAAAATTCTGTTTTATTGCTTCGTTTAGTTGCAAATAAAAATCAAAAATTGCATTGGAATCTGCTGTTGCCAATGCCAATAACCAACTATTTTTGAGCCTTGGATTTGAGGTAGGTAACTCCCTCTGAATATCTGTCAGTGCTCGGTTTATAACTTGTTCCGCAGTTTCTGGGATTTCTAAAGCCATTATCTTGTACCTGTATTTTCCCAAAGATCGAAAAATCTACGCTCTACTTTGTCTAAACTTCTTTTAATATCCAATGCCAGTATCAATTTATTTTTACTGGTATCTATTGTCACACTTGCAACTTTTATCGATACAGCAAAGCCATCGTCTACTAAGTTTTGTTGTCCTTTTCTGGCCTCGTCTGCTATGCGGGCGAAATTAGAAACTGTAAATCTAGAATTTTCGAACAGCCAAAGCTTGGAACCATTCTCAAAATCCCGGCCCTCATTGCCAATCCAACCACGTCGATATCTAGCATCCAACACTTCTTCTTTGCTTGCACGTCGCTCCCCATATACCCCATATAATATTGAGGTATCAAAAAAATCAGCTGTTTCTATATCGCCATTGGCATCAATATTAATATCGTAAAGGCCTGTAGTAGGATCTATTGTCAATACTGCATCTGTTACTTTTCCAATTGTCATGGTACGGGAGTCCCTACTTTAACTTGCGTATCTCCGTTGGAATCCACTCCCTGGTTGTGCCTATGGGTTCCTCCAATTCCGACACCTCCACTAGTAACTGTTGGCCCCAATGTTGTGGTACCGGTCACTACTAAATTACCTGTGATAGTAGTCAAGGCTGAAATTATTTCAACATCTGAAGCCGTGATTGAAACGTCATCTGATGTTACGGTTATGTCACCGGAATCAATTGTTATGTTTCCAGACTTAATGTTTATTGCTGCCGTGCCACTACCTCCAGTTTCAATATCGAGATCGCCGCCTTTGCGCCAAATTATAAAAGCATCTGTTGAAGGATGATAAAAAGCAACTTCACCAGACTCTAATTGGGGTCGATCTTTCGGTTCCCAGACCATCGATAATCTATTTTCTGGATTGTTTTGGATCGAAAATGCTACTCCAAAAGAACCTGCCGGAGCATTGCTATGAAATCCGTATTGCTCCATCACCAAAGTGTCTGCATCTTTACCTAAATATGTGACTTGCTGGGTATGCAATTTACTTGTGTCATCTGCTCCGGCACTAGTAACCGACACATATCGCATTTGATTTTTCAAATCGCGCATTTGATTTTGTAGTTGGGTTATTTGAGCTTGCAGCATTTCTACACTCACAACAAATCCCCCAATAAATCATCTGCTACTGAGCTAGTACTGGGTTTAGTTAAATCCAAAGCGTACGTAGTTTCATCCAAAAAACCCAAAGATGTTTGTTGGCCCCCAGACGAATCTAGGGTGTATGTTACGGAATTACACAACATCTGTTCTCGTTTTCCTAAAAAATCATCTACAATTTGATATAATTTATTTGTTTGCCACAGGGCACTTTTTGGATCAGTTAAATCTACTCTGTACCCCGGCACAGTTGCTGCATATGCCAAACCCCGTGCCCTGGCAATGTTTAATTGCCATTTAGCGCGGGCAATATTTTGGTCATTGGAATAAGGGGCCTCAGCAACTAAAAATAGTTGACGCCCAATCCGTATATCAGGATCTGAGGCCCCACCCGTTTGGTTTACTGCCGTCGCGAGGTCAGTCTCTCCGGCAAATTCCAGCGGGATGGGGTTAAGTTGAGACACAAATTTATATTGGTTGTATCTCCCGGTTGTATCAAAACTAAAACTAGCTGCCAATACGTTGTTGTCAGACGCTCCAATCACATGTTGTACTGCACCAGGGGCCGTTTCCCCTGAGTTTTTAGCAATTACAACATTACCATCCGCGTCACTGGTTAATAAAACTTGTCTTTTCTTACTGTATTTTTCGATAAAACTAAATGCATTTTCGCCAGGTTCTGGGGAGGCAACATCTTCAGCCTCGTTAAAAGGTGCTGGATTTGCTAAATCAATAACATCAATCTTTAACTTTATATCTTTTAGCACGATTTCAATTAGCTTTTTAAGTGTTGTAGCGGCCTCTCTAATATCGGCAATTGGCCCCAAGGAACTATCTAATAAATCTCCCGTTCTATCTCGGCCTTGAATAAGGATACTGTGTAATTTAGCATCGTAACTTACGTCAACCACTTCAATACTACCCGTCAATACCAATTCACCATCCACTATAATTTTACAGGCTTCTCCACCCTTAAAAGGTAACGGCTCACCTTCAGCAGCAGCCGCTTCAAAGCTAAACGTGCTAGATAAAGCGTCAAGCCGAATTTCACAACTTGCATTTATAAAGTTTTCATACTGCGCGCCATTTACTTCAAGTTTCATAGTCATGCTGTTAAAATATCCACATCACCTGACACAAAAGACACCTCTGAAATAGCATTTAGAGCTATAATTTCATCCGCAGATTCTGAATTTCCGTAATATTGAAAGCTCAATAATCTAGCAGATGTCTCGGGAGTAAAAACGGATATCACTTGCTTTGCCGATATCCTCTGAGCATCAAAAAAGGATTGGACAACCACCCTCATATCTGTCAGAGAGTCATTAACAGCCTGGCTGGTTGACACGTTGGTGGTTACGCTATCAGTAATTGAGTTATCTACTATCTCTGAGTACTGCACGTTAAGCGCGGCTTCAGCGGCCTCTATTTCTGCAACCGTTTCAAACTCAATTTGTGATACAGCAACATAAGCATACCCCAAAGCTTGAGCATTAATGGCTCGATTTAGCACCCCTCGATTTTGTTTTCTCTCGGTTAGTCCTGCGGTGGTTGTATTAACATCGTCTTCATCGCCCCCACCAAATCCAAACATGCCCTGGAAGGCTTTTGCCGTGTTTTCGGTTGTTGAAAATAAGCCATTTATGTTACTAAATAAGTTGCTTACGTTTTGGGCCAATGCTTGCGGGTCTACAACTAAAGAGTTTATGTTTGCTGTTGTTTGCCCGATAAAACTATTAAACTCGTTAATTTCATCCGCCGCAGCCCCTATAAATGATGTAGCCTCTACTGCGGTATCGATAACCTCAGTAACTTTATCTTTAGCATCTTGGAAATTATTTAAGAATTTAGTGGTCACTGAATAATTATCTGTTATCGATTTAGTCACTGCCGCAACAACATTAGCTCGCTCTTGACTGAGCTGGGAAATATCAGTGACCGTTAATACCGGTATCCCCGTTGAGTCATTGACCTCAAAAGACACTGACAGTATTGATTCGCCGAAAGCTGAGAAATTTTCATTGATAGATAAGGTAGTGGCTACTACATTTTCTATTCGTCCGTACAGGGGGTGTATCAACACCCCTGGGCCTTTGGCCTCAATGGCCGCTAGCAATTTATCCCGGTATTGAAAATAATCTTCTTTTGGGGTTAGGTTATCTGGCGTTTTCCCTCTATCAGAAATAATGATTTCTAATTGGTAAGATCGTGGCTGTAATCCTAAATCCTCAATGGTTTGAGTGTCCCGATTTGGAAATTCTTTCTTAACAAACTTGCGCCCACCCGTGACACTACCCGACCGGATTCGAATAGGGATCTCTTTAAAAGAACCAACTAATATTTTACTTTCGTCAGTCATTAGGTAGCACCTGGTAGTAAGTTCAACCCAAAGTTTAAACTTTTACTTTGGGTTTTTATTTTTGATGAAATAACTTCTGTTCCGGGCGAGGCTTTAAGGACAATTTCACCTTTAATAGTTGCAGAGCCTCCAGATTGGGCTGCTGAAACTAGATTTTCCTGTGAAGCTGCTCGGCGAGAATTAATTTCCTCCCTTATATTCTGAGTTCTTAATTCTGCATTCCTTAAATTTATATCTCGGCCTCCAATATGCCCGACAAGTCCAGCCAAAGCCTCCCCTGAAAATCTACCAATTACATTAATACCCTTGGCAACCAACGCAAGTGCTTTACCTAATAAACCAAAGGTATTGGCTAAAAGACTTAGGACAGAAGCTAAACTTTCAATATCTTTTTCACTGAACGATTCAATCCATTTACCAAAAGCTTCCCCTTGTTTAAGTAATGCTGGCTCTAATTTATTAAAAGTTTTTATTACTGATTCATTAAGAGTAACCCCCAACTTTCTCATTTTAGCGTTGAAAGTTCCTAGTCTTATCGAGGCTTGTTCTTGGGCGACGTTTGTTCCAGTAAGTTCCTTGGTAAACTGACGAATTAAAGGTATATTTTTACGTAATATTAAAATGGATCTTAAATTTTCAAGCCCAAATTCCTTAATTACTTGGACATTGGACAACCCTAATTTTTCTATCATTTCTAAACTTTTAATTATTCCTACTTTAGAGGGGGCCAATCTCCCTTTCATAAAGCCTTCTAATTTAGATAAAGTACCTCTCAGGGCCGTTCCGGCTTCAGCCCCTTTTATTTCATTTTTTGCCAACGTTTGAATTAAAGCATTTGTTTCTTCAAAAGAAACATTAAATTGGGCCGCTACGGAACCTACATTTTTTAATGCTTCTGCAGTCTCCCCAACTAACGAAGAGCCAATTTTAGCGCCTGCTGCAATGACATTTACAAATCTGGCAGCTTGGTCAGCCCCCTTATTAAACTGATTCAATGCCCCTACTGAGGCCCTTACAGCATCAGGTACTGCAATCCCTGCGGCATTAGCAAGCAATAAAACCTGCTCGGTAACAATCGATAATCCCTTTGGATCTTTTAACAATTCAGATTTCGCAGAGGCAATTTGAGTAAAAGCCCCCGCAACTTTTACTTGGGAAATAGATGCTGCTCTTGATAACCTAAATGTTTCAGTTGTAAGTTTTTTCAGTGCATCTCCGGATGCTCCCGTTATTGCGGATAAATCGGCTATTGAATCTTGAAAAGCTGCACCAGAAGTAATTATTTTCCTAAATGCTAGAGTGGCAGAAGCTGTAATAGCTAAAAAAGCACCTGTGGCTACAGACCTTAATTTTTTAAATGATGCCGCAAGTTTAGTTTTAATAAGCAAAGCGGCTTTAGTAGCGTTAGTACCAAAGCTAACCATTTGACGATTTATTTTTTTAGCTGCACGAGAAAATCTATTTTGCAACTCAATAATAAAACTAATTTTATTTGCCATTTCCAGGAAACCTATTGTTTTTCCGCGACTTTAATACACAAATCAAATATATCAAAAAATTTAACCAGGGGGATTGACTCTAACCATTTGATTCCATACCCCCCTTTAGATATACACATTATAAGTAGTGCAAATTGTGACATTTCTTTCTCGGTGTATGCTCGAAGTTGACCTTTATCACTGGCGACTGATCGATTCAAGCTAGAATAAAATTTACAATGTACTCCCCAGTTAAATTTTGGAAATCATCTATTGTCATCTTCTCCATTAACGGATACGTTAGTTTGTGCTCCCCATCCACTTGAGCTAATCCGGATTTAAATATTTCTTTCGCATAGCCAAAAATAACATTGGCGTCGATACTTGCGCTGCTGAATATAAGGGCTAAAATTAATTCCGGAGTTAATTCCCCAGAATCATCAGTACCCCCAGTACCCTCAGTATCGGTTGCTTTTTTGGGATTGGTTTCTAGAACTTCAGCATAATCAAGCTGATCTTTTCTCAACATATGCATTATGGACTGCTTTAATTGAGACGCCAAATGATGTTCTTTCATCGTAGGGGGCTGAATAGAAATAAAACTAGCGTCCCGTTTCTCGCCTTTGAAAGCATAATTGAAGGGGGTTTGTAAATTAAAGACAAAATTCTGTGTTTCCATGTTGACCTCGCTATTTTGGATTTAAAAATTATGTTGCTGGGTTTGAACTAAATTCTATTCCAATATCTCCATCGGTTGCTGCACTTGATTCTGGGTCTTCAAGAATCGCGGCCAAAGTAAATACCCGCGTAAATGTTGAGCCAGATGGACCAACTAGCTCAACAACATTGTTATTCAAGTTGGTTTTCCAAGCCCTTTTAAAGGCTTCATTTTCTTCAGTTGTGGGCATTGAAAATTTAACATTTCCCATTTTAGATGCCAAATCTTGGGAAAATACTTGCTCTGTTTGGCCCCCTCCTACAACTGCATTTCGGATTGAGTAATCACCAAAACCATCTTTCCAAGTTAGGCTATCTGCGGTATATGCAATTACATCATCATTCACGATTATCGTGATATCATTCATTTGGGTGGCCATTTATTGCCCTCCTTAGTTAAATTAAAATTATGCCGCAGTATCGAAAGCAATTTTCATTGTTGCTGCAATTTCTCGGAGCTGTGTCACAATTGGTACGGTCATTTGTATTGTGGCTTTACCAAGTGCTTTATCAATAATAATTACTAAATTATCGTTGAAAAATACTAATGCCGTTTCGCCAGCTTCCAATAACACAAAATTTACACCCGTAAGATCCTGGAATAATCGTTTTGAGAAACTGCGAATCACTTGTGAGTTAGCCATATCATGGCCCTTGACCACATCCCCGGTTGTTAATCTAGATTGTGCAAATCGCTTAACGTAATTGTTTGCAAAATATTCCCTTGACTGGCTAGCGGTATCCACAAAATTCAAAAATGTAAATGAAGGATCTGGATTCCCTGCGGAATCAGTTTTATATGTGGTAACAAGCTCCCCTGTGATCACTGTATTACCAGCTTTATTATTTCCGATTACTGAAATACCATCATCTTTCAAATCTTCAATTTCGGTATCAGTAAAACCTCGCCCATTTCTGATTGGCAATAGGTCCGCAAACGGAACATTAAAATAAGGTTTTGAGGCTTGGTGAGGGCCACCAAAACTATCTAATGGGCCATTGGCAGTGATCGTAATATCCGCCACTGAGAAACCATCGGTATCTAATTTCAGGCCTCTGAAACCAGCCCAATAAGATGCAATTGCCAAGGGCATTTCGACTACTGCGGGGCCTGCATAATTAGTTTCAGTTTGTTTTTCATCCCCGAAAATTAATAGGCTTTGGCTGTTTAAAGCCGCGCCTAAAGCTTTAAGATTTGCAACCGAATCGGTTAGTGCTGTAAATGCCACGCCGTCCAACACTGAGCCATCTGCATTAAATCTAGGGTCAAGTAGAGCCCTTACAACAACCGTGTCCTCCGGCCAGCCCCAAACGATTGCTTGGTATCTTCGGTTGCCAATTACGTCTAGCACCCCGGTTAAAGTTGGATCGGTTGCTCCGGATGCCATGGTTGTTACGGTAGTTGTAATACCTGCTACTGAGCCAATAACTTCCAGCGGAATACTGTTGCCAAATTTACCGTCATGAATTGCGGTCATGGTCACAGTGCCAGTAGAATTACTTGAGGTAACTGGCACTGTTAAATCGGCATTGACCACAGTATCTATTGAGGCACCTACCACGGTTGCCGTGTCACCGTTTGACACGGCAACTGAGAATTTGTGATTTCTTTCTGAGCCCGTGATAACAGTTAAAGTACCTGCCTCCGTCGCGGTGCCTGATACTGCTACCGTGCCGGTTGCTGGTGTGCCACTTGCATCATCTAAACCAATAGCATCGACTTGCACTTGCTGATTACGTCTTTTGTTTGCTCGCACCATCATCGCTAGCATGCTATCCGGGCCAAACAGGGTATCTTCAGAGCCGTCATTTGGGATGCTCTCGGTCAAGGCACCGTCTGCAACAGTTGCAGCAGATGTTATTTGCCCGACAAATAGGATTTTCTGTGCTGTATTACCAACAGTCGTACTAGCGTTGACAATATTAACCGTGGTTTTTGGCTGCTTGATAATAGTTGTCATTTAGACGACTCCTGTTTTGATTTGGTTTTCTTTGCGGGCTTGGCTTGCTTGTTCGGTTGGTCAATTTCTATGCAATTGTCTGTTTTGGCATCTCTAAATCGGCGACGCCAATGTAAATCCAGGGGGGTGCCTTCTTTGTCTGTTTCAACCACCACGGTTTGGTCTTTTTGCCACCCGGGAATGTTTTTCAGTACTTTTACCTTTACTTCGGACATAAAATTACCTCTGATTTTGGTAATTATACTATGGTTGGACCAAGTTAGTAAGTACTTACCAACTTAGATAGTTCTATATCGTTGATTCAGGGGTCCAGTCACTGGGTTTTTGTTCATATCGGGTAAATCCTGGCTCTATTACTGCATCAATATCAGTATCTGAGCACAATCGCTCTGGCGTATGCGCAAAGCCCCATTCATCCTGAGCATCTGATTTAGAGACTACTGCCCAGGTTTGCATCACATAACCGTTTTCCAAGTTGATCGGGCAACCTAAAAAGGTATTAACGGCGGACAAAGAATCCTCTGCATCTTGTTGATTGTCCCAAGTAATCCAGCACATTTTTATACTCCGTTGATTGTTAAAACTCTTGGTTGCTTTCGCCAATTTCTAGGTCTTTTGGAAAGAACTGAAAAATTACCTCTGATTCGACCCATAACAAATTGCCCCGTTTTTCCCAATCTAGTTTTCGGTTTTGTGAAACCCCATTTGATTTCCCCATTTGATTTTTCTTTTGGTACAACAAAGGCTCTCATTTCATATCCATTGGGTAATTTGATTGGACACCCGTATGCATTATTTACTTCTTCTATTGCAGCTAAATAATCTTCTTCTGAATCAAAAATTAAAAAAGTCATATTGAATACTTCGCTAGTAAATGTTGTTCCAATTCTATGCGTTCGGAATCAAACCAAGTTCTATTTGATACAACAAGTTCCGAAATGCTGCCACCATAAAGTCTTTCCGTGCCATTTGTCTGTGCGCCAATTTCATAGGTTTCGGAGGAAGTAGTTAAGCTTGTGGGACTCCCAATAGTTAGACCCCCTACAAATATAGCAATCACACCATTCATATAAATTGATATGTCGGTGGGTACTAAAGTAGGACTTGGGTCAAACACAACAGTTATCAAAACAGGTGTATTGACAGATAATAATAAAAAAGCAACTTTAGCGATAAAATCATTTTGAGATGATCCCGCCGTGACGATAATGCCGTCTCCACTTTGATAAAATTGAATTCTGCTTCCAGCTCCATCTTCCCAAACAGAAAATAATATAAACTCCCCCACCACAACATTGGGTTCAAAAACACAGGCTATTGAAAATCTCCCCGTTGATAGATCTAAAATACCCCCTTTCAAATAATGATCTACGCCATCAAAATCAATTGCAGGCTGGTCATTGATTGTTTCTGTATTTGCTAACGGTTGATCCAATCCAACAGTTTGTAATGCATCATTTCGATTCAGACTTTTATCTTTCCAATTTGACACATCGTTACTTGATTCTACAACTGATCCTTTATCAGTTGCATCTACCCAAATTTGAGTACCTAAAATGTCTATTGGTTCAAAAATAGGGATTACTGATTGAATGGGGGCTTTAATTAAATTACTTACCATTTTTTTAATTAACATAGCCTTTTCACATCCCTACTAAAGGTATTGCCCATTTATCCGAAAGGTTATTATGTACAGAACTCAATTCATCAGTGTTTAAAGATCTGTCATAGACAAGGACTTCCATAATTTCACCATTATAAAAAGTCTTCGGTACACTTAAGTTAAATCGGGCCCCAATAAAAAAATTTAATACGTCAAAATTTCCGGTACTCGCTACAGAGGTACCTGGGAAACCATCTATAAAAATTGTATGGAACGACCCGTCAAACATTCCGGTCGAGATATAAGGGTCATTGAGCGCAGGTAAAGGTAATTGAGATAAAGTAGCATTTCGAAAAGTCCTTAAAGTACCACTTAAATGATAAAAGCAAATACAAGACCCAATATTATCAGAATCTTTTGTGGCCCCGTCTGCAACTGCACTCAAAGTTGTTGTTGTGTTTACATTCACACTGCGACGAGTAACAACAAAATAAGTACACTGTGTACCTGTAAGTTTTGTTAACAAAGTACTTTGTAAAAAGTCATTTACGCCATCATAAGCAAACGTATTTAAACCATTTTGTGTAGTAGTCCCTGTCAATGGCTGATCGGATCCAATTGCTTGCACAGCGTGGTTTCCCAGGCCACTTTTATCATCTAGTTGAGACACAAAACCACTAACCTCTGTAATTGTGTCCTCATCGGCAGTGTCTAGCCAGAGTATATTATTAGCTATATTTGTTGCATCAAAAGCACCTGTAATTAGGGGCCTAATCAAATCTCTCGTTACACTACTAATTAATTTTTTGACTAACACAAGTCTGCCTTTTTATGTTAATGGAATCTGGTATTTGTTAGATAAAAAAACT